AGCGGCCTCGACCTTAAGTATATCGAGGGCCAGGTCGGCAAACGGTTGCGAGAAGTTATTGAGGCTGGACAGGCTGCGCTCGACATCTCCAATGGTGCTGGACAGGTCGTTGCGTCCGCCGAATATGATCTCAACTGTTTTTTGTAGATCCGCCATGGAAAACCTTTTTTTTGCCACCAAGGCACCAAGGACACCAAGAGGGGCAACGTCAAAATCTTATTTTTGGTTTAAACCTTAAACCCCTTTTTGGCCACCAAGGCACCAAGATCACCAAGAGAATCAAAATCTTTTTTTTGGTTAAACCTTAAAGCCTTTTTTGCCACCAAGGCACCAAGGACACTAAGAGAATCAAGATCTTTTTTTTGGTTTAAGCCTTTAACCCCAAAGCCTTGTTTTTGTTTTTCTTGGTGTACTTGGTGGCTTGGTGGCTAAAGTTTTTAAGCTGTTTTTGGTGCCTTGGTGGCTAACTATTTTTTTCTGCTCGCTTCTTTGTCCTGGTAGTACAGCTCCCACAGTTCCAGCTCATCGGGTGTCAACCACCCGTGCGGGAAGATGTCGGGGCGTAGTTCGTACATCATTTTGCCTCTGGCGTCGCAGAGGGTGAGGGCTGCGCGGATTTCGCCGTCTTGCCAGAGGCGTTGGGCTTTCCCAGCACGCGCCCTGCGCCGGTGAGTTTCAGGATCGCGTTGGTCAACTGGTAAAACTCGGTCGGGCAGTCCTCGGAGAGCAGCACGGAAATTTCGTGATCAATCTCCGGGGAGGCGCAACCGATAGCCAACATCTCGATGCGCTGGCATACGTCGTCGGGGATCTCCGGGCCGTCGCTGAGTTGCTTGATGGCGCGGGCCTTTTCGTCGCTGCTGCCGCCGATCAGGGCGGCGGCCATGGCGGCGGTGTCGCGCTGACGGTTGGCGGCTTCTTTGCAGCGGCCCAGCTCGGCAGCGGTGAGGGCGCGGACGCTGAACAGCGGCTGCTCGCCATCAAAATAGGGCGCGAGCTGTGGCACCTTGATCTGTTCGGTGCGTGGTGCGCGGCGCTCGTTGCGGTATTTTTCGAGGTTGAATGCCATTTTTTGGGCCCTTGCAATCGGGCAGACACGCAGGTCTGCCCCTACGGTGGATCAAACGGGTTGTGTAGGGGCGAACCTATGTGTTCGCCCCATACGGTGGGTCAATTACCGGAATTCCGCCGATGCTACGTCCGCTGTTACGGTGCAGGGGACGCGGGGGCGCTGGCCGGGGCTGTAGTTGCGGCTGATGCCCAGGGTGCCTTGGGTGACGATGTGGGCGCTGACGTTGCGGTTCGGGTAAAATTTGACCGTCACCTTTTTGTTTTTCTGGGCAATAAAGGCGTCGGTGATGCCGTCGCTGGCGACAACCTCGAAGCTGCAGGCGCCCAGGGTGCTGGACTGCTCACCAATTGGGCCGTCGAAGGTGTCGACGGAGGAAACCGAGTGGCTGGTTTCGGCCGGGGTGAAGCTGGTGCCACGGGGCAGATCGTCAAAACTTGGAGTCGCGTACTGCATCCACACCCCTTTGGTGGTGTTTCCGGTGTGGCGGGTATCCAAGGCCTCGTTGAAGCGGACAAAGGCATTTTCGGTGCCGATTTCAGTAAAGTGGATACCATAGCCGACCGGGTTGACCGTGGGGGTCGGCATCATGGTGCGCTCGGTGTAGACGCCACCCTGAAGGATTTCGCCGGCGGCAACAACGGCCGAAGCGCTGGTGGTGACGCGGACCTGACCCAGCTCAACATAGCCCGCAGGGATGTAAGGGGCAGATCCTGCCACGCCACGACCGGCAACAAAGGTTGTGTTGGCGGCGGGTGTGCCCTCGGCCTCGACCACTGCGCCGGTATCATCCATGCAGATGCTGATCACCTTGGCAACGTTGGTAGAGGGGCGGGTGATGGTAACGCTGCCCGCCTCGACCGTGCGCAGAATGCCGTTACTGTAGGCGGTAAAAGAGCTGTAGGCGATGGCGTTGGCGGCGCCGGGGCTTAAGATATTGAAGCCGGTGGCGACCCCATCGGGGCGGATGTCGGGCGTGACGACGCCGGAGAGGAGCAGGGCGGCAGGGTTGAATACCTGGTTGTTACCGGCGTTGTCGAGTTGCTCAAAGTCGGTGGTGGTCTGGGCGATTTCGATCTGGATTTTTTCGGACATGATGATTCTCCTTTTTTTTTGTTTTATGGCTGCTCAAACGGGTTGTTGTTTTGCGTTTCGTAGATAATTTCCCAGCTGGTGGTGCAGACCATTGCCTGGTCGGTGTCTTGCGGGTAGTCATCGACGCCGCCGCCGAGGTAGTGCATGTCGATGGCCAGGGCGCCAAGGGTGGTATCCTGCGCCGGGACTACCTGGCGCATTTGCGCCAGTAGATATTCGGCCAGATCCACCGCGCGCCAAGTGCCGAGCAGGCAGACCATGCTGATACTGACCGGCAGGGTGATCATGTCGGCGCTAAACTGGCGCTCAGCCTGCTCCGGCTGCGGGATGATGACCACCGCCGGAACCTCGGACGGCTGCAACCGCTGGCGCGCCCAATAAATCGCCGGGGTCTGCTCGCGGTCGTCGGGCAGCAGGGCCAGCAGGTTATGGCAGCGGTCGCCCAGCTTGGTGAGGATGCGGGCGCGCAGGCTGTTGGTGGTGGTGATGTCGGTCATGGTGCTCCTTTGCCGGGGTTTATCGGGCGTGATGAATCACGCCCCTACATCGGCGTTGTTTTTCGTAGGGGCACGATTTATCGCGCCCCGGTTTTATTTTGCCTTTGACAATATGTAATTGGCTTCATGCTCGAGGCGGTCCATCAAGGATGTATCAACTGTATTTTGCAGCGCTTGTTGCGCTTCGGGTTTGCTCAGGGCGTCCTCGATGCGCGGGCCGGTGAGGCGTTGCAATGGGTAGCGCCCGACAACGGCCCCGCCAACCTTGGCGCGGCGGAAAATGTGCTGCATGTTGTTGTTGCCCAGCTGAATAAAGCCACCGGTGACGGTTTTTCGGGCGGTGCCGCGCATTACAATGACGGTGGCGCGGCGCTGGTTGCCGGTGGAGTTGAAGCGGATCAGCCCGACGGGGTCTCCGCTGGAGCGCCAATGGCCGGTCAGGTTGGCGCGGGTGGTTTTTTTAACCTTAAAATTTTGCTTGATGCGTGTTTTTGTCAGGCTATAAACGTTGTAAACCTGCTGGGCGGCCTCGGTGTTGACTTTTCCAAGGGTGTGGTTAATCGCCCGCGACAGGGCCACGGGGACTTCGGCGTCCATCAGGTAAAAGTCGTTTTTCAAGCGGGCGATGTCCGCCGGGTTGATTTCGATGGTTGGGTTCATAGGTCGACCATCTCCTTGCTTAGTTCCAACATCCAGCTGCCGTGCTCGATGCGCGGGCGGTTGGTGACGCGCCAGGTGCTGCTGTCTGCCCGGGTCACTTTGGTGTTGCGCGGGATGCTGACAAAATCCTCGCCTAAGACCTCGGCAACCAGGGTGTGATCGTCGACATACCCGGCCTGCTCGCCTTCGCTGATGCTGCTGATCAACCCCCGGCACGGGGTGGTGCCGATGATGATTTCCTCACCAAAATCGGTAAGGGCCAGGCGTAGGGGGAGCAGCGTGTCGATCATATTAAAACCCTTTTTTTAGCCACCAAGGCACCAAGGACACCAAGAGAATCAAAATCTGTTTTTTTGGTTTAAACCTTGAAAACCTTTTTTGTTTGCCACCAAGGCACCAAGAGCACCAAGAGGGGCAACGTCAAAATCTTTTTTTTTGGTTTAAACCTTAAACCCTAAAGCATTGTTTTTTGGTTAAACCTTAAAGCCTGAAGCCTTGTTTTTTTGTTTTAAGCCTTTAACCCCAAAGCCTTGTTTTTGGTTTTCTTGGTGTACTTGGTGCCTTGGTGGCTATCTGCTTATAAATATTTTTCTACCATCCTGATCACTACCTCTTTCGGCGGGAACAGCTCGCCGGGGCAGGTTTTGGCGGATACGTCGTTATGGTATTTGATGCTGTTGCTGTCTACCGGCAGGCGGTAGTTGCGGCAGATGTCGGCGATGACCAGGGCCAGATAGTCGAGACGGTGGATGCTTGGCAGGTCGCGGTCAAAGTTGCCGACAATGCAGATGCCGATGTGGCTGCTGTTTAAGCCGACGGCGTGGGCGCCGGGCAGGGACAGGGGGCGGCCGATGCGCAGGCGCAGGCTGCCGGCGACGTCCTCGATGCCGTAGTGGTAGCCGATCTCATCCCAGCCGTTGGTCTCGATATGCCAACGGCGGATGGCCTCCCAACTGCTGGTGGCGCTGTCGGCTGTGGCGCTGTGGTGGATGCAGACCCCTTGCCAGATCATTGGTTGTCCCGGTCTCGTTGGGCAAAGCGGGCATTGTGCTCGCCGCGCATGGTGTAAAATTCTTTTTCCAGCCGCTCCAGGCGATTAAACAGGCTGCGCTGGTTTTGATCGATGTGCTGCAGGGTGCGGATGGCAAACCAGATAAACGCGGCAAACAGCAGCGCAATGATGAGCTGCATCAGGTCCGGCGTGTTAAACCAGCTTGGTATCTCTGCCTTGGTCAAAATGTTGCTCCCTGCGTGGTTAAGGTTCGCGGCCTCAAGGCTGCCGCCGACGCGGTGAGGCGTCGGAGGCAGGATCAGGCAGCAAATAACTTGCTTTGGTTAAACGGTCAGGGCGTCGAGCATGGCGCTGAAGCTCTGAGCGTGGCGCACAGCGATGTCGATGTCCTGCAGGGCAACGACGCGCAGGGTGCCGCTGCTGCTGTGGGTGTAGGGGTCAACGGTCAGGTCGAGACCGCCCCAGGCGCCGATGATCAGGTCGGCCCAGTTGCCGAAGAAGATCGCCGAGGCAACGCTGGTGCTGGTGCCCTTGCTTAACGTGCTGGACACCTGGTTGGAGACGCCGGCACGCATACCGCCGAAGCTGGTGTAGCCTTCAGGGTTGGGGAACGCGGGGCAAACAAACTGAGCGGTGCTGCTGGCTTTTTCGGTGGTCATCAACTTGCCGATAACCTTAGCGTTGGTTAGGTAGCCAAGGCTGCCGATGTCGGCGTTGTCGACGGCGACCTCAGACCAGAGCTTGACGATGTGGGACCAACTTGGCGCAAGGCCGTTAGTGCCACCGACAACCGAGCCGATGCCGGAGGTTGCTGCCACGCCAAGGGGCTGGTTAGACTCGCCGGAGCCGTGCAGGGCGGCGGCGTCAATGGCAATAGCGAGGATTTTTTGCAGATCTTCTTCCACCAGGCGATCAACCGAGGGGCTGGACTGTTGCAACAGTTTGCGGCTGATGTCGGTCAGGCCGCCGACGGTTTTCGGGGTCAGGGCGACTTGCCCAAAGGTCTGCTTGCTTTCGGTGGGGCCGGTGGTGGTGTCGGGGTCGACCCAGTAGGCAGTGGCCCCGGCGGACAGTTTCGGGATGGCAATGTCGCCAACCAGGCCATCGAGCAGGCGGGCGCCCATCTTCATAACCATGGTTCGGTTGCGCAGGGCGTCGATGAAGGACCCGGCGAGGTGCTGGGTGCCGACCAGGTAACCGCCGTCAGCGTCTACGCCGACAGTCAGGTCGCGGCGGGCGGTGCTCATCAGCACATCGGCAGGGATAATCATGCCTTGGGCTTCGCGCTTGTATTTCTTTTCGGCGGCGATGGAGCACTCACGCTCAAAGGCGGCGGCTTCCTGAATGCTTCGGCTTTGTGGGTTGGCCATGGCGTTGAGGGCGCGGACGATGCTGTAGCGCTTTTGCTCTTTTTCGCTCATGCCGACTTCGGCGCTGTCCTTGCTGACTTTGGCACCGGAGCGCTCAAGCAGGGCGCAGACAAAGTCTTCCAGAGATTTTCCGGCGCGGATGTGTTCCATGGCGAGCTGGTGCGCGCCGTGCTTGTCGGCCATCTCGTGGATCTTGTCGATGTCGCGCTGGGCGTTGCTGATTTTTTCGGGTTGCTCTTTCACTTCGATTTTTTCGGACATGGTTTGTTTCTCCTCAATAGGGGTGGCCGGTTCGGTGATAGGGGTTTCCGGCGAGTTGGTTTCTTCGTTGTGCTCTATAGTGACGATGCCATCGTACTGGCGACCGACGCCGACGGTTGTGTCTGCCGGAATCGATACGCTTGATATTTCATAAGGCCGCCACTTGAACCGCCAGACAGGGATGCCGTCTCTGTCGCCATCTTCAAAACCATCGAACGGCTCATAAGCAAACGACACGTTTGGTCTGATTCCGTCGCGCACATCGGTCAGTACTTCCTGGGCTTGTGGGTTTTTACTAAAACGCACAACGGCCCGGCCTTTGCGATCTGCATCGATTTGTACAGATTCAACTACGCCAATTTGCATATTTGGATCGTGGTCTTTTAATAGCGGGGCCTTCCGTAACAGGCGGGTTAGGTCAACGCTTCCTTGTTTATGGTCAAGAACTTCGTAAATAAACTGGCCACGATATAAACGCTGCACCGGTTCTTCGCTGGAAAATGACAGGCTGATGCTGTTGTCCTCGGCTATATCTTCTTGGCGGATTTCTACAGACCGATATAAAACCTCGTCTTTTTTCATGGCTATATGTCCTTTTCTATGGCGGGCATCAGCCCGTACTTTTTCATGGTGTCGTTATCGTCAGCGATCTGGCGGCAGACCTCTTCAAAGTCGCGGCCTTGTTCGGCGGCGATCTGGCTGCGGCTGGTCAGGTTGTTGGCGATCATCTTTTCAAAGGCGACGGCGTCCTTGGCCGGGTCGATCCATTGCCAGCCGCGCGGCTGCCAGCGCACATCGATCAGTTTGCTGTAGCGGTCTTCCGGGAAGTTGACCAGGCGGGTGCGCAGGGCGTTGCGCAACCAGGCGCGGTAGATGCGGTCAAGAAACACCTCGGCCACCCAGTTCTGGATCATCCGGTAGTTGTCGCGCTCTTCGATGCTGAAATTACGCAGAGTGCCGTAGCTGGTGCCTTCCGGGTCGGAGGCGAGGGTGTTGTAGCCGATGTTAAGGCCGCTGGCGATGCTCTTGAGGCTGCGCTTGATGAAGTCGTCGACCATGTCCGACGGGTACTTGCTGTCGAACATCTTAAAATCAAGACCGGCAGGCAGGCGGCGGAAGGAGCCCGGCTCGGCGTCGATGGTGAAGTCGTTGCCCTGCTTGTCGTCAGCAGCGGCGCCAAACTCGCCGCCGAGGGTTTCGGTGAAAAAGCCCATGGTGCTGGCGCCGATACGCGCGGCGACGATGGCGGCCTCGTTAAAGGCGGCGAGGTGGTGCATCTCGACCATGGCGGCGTGCATCCAGGTATAGCCGCGACTCTGCCAGCTGTAGTCGGGCATATAGGCGTGGATGATGTCCTGGGCCGGGACGCGCTCGGTTTTGGCGCGCGGGTTGCCGGCGGTGACGTCGTTGCGGATCGGGGTCAGGTGGTAGGCCACCGGGAAGCCGCTGGCGTTGTACTCGATGCCCATGCGGATAGTGCGGCCATCGTTAAGCTCGGCGTTGTGTTGCTCATCGAGCAGATCCGGGTTTAAAAACTGGATGGCATAACCGCTGGCGTTGGGGTAGTTGTGATATTCGCGGATCAGAACCTCACCATCACGGGCACAGCTACTAATAAACAGGCGCTGGGCGGTGACCAGTGACATTTTGCCGGTGACGTCGCAGGCGCCATGACGGGAAAACTCACGCCAGGCGGCCTCGACCCGCTCGTTGGCGTCGTGATCGAGCTTGCCGCGTGCGGTTTTGGCCTGGACCTGAAGGCGGATGCCGTCCTTGCCGATGACGTTGGTTTTGAGGATGTCCAGATATTTTTTAGCGTAGTCGTTGTTTTTTGCTACGTCACGGGCACGGGCGCGCAAGGACCGGCCGCCTTTTTGCAGGTCGGCGTCAATCTGCTCGCTGGTCTTGCCCCATTTGCTCAGCAGGTTGGTCACCTGGGCGGCAGCAAACTGGCGCTGGTGGGTGATGGCCTTGACGGCCGGGTCTTTACGACGAAACGGCCACATCAGATAAACCTCGTAAGGATACGGTTACCGCCACCCAGGCCGGCGGACAGCTTTTCGGCTTGCTCTTCGCGGCGGACTTCCTGCGCGTAGGCGCTGCGCAGTTGGAGCAGCTCGGCGATGGGGATGTTTTTTACCATGCGGGTGTTGCCGCCAAAACTGACGCTGTATTCCGACTGGCTCTGGCTGGCGCGGCCTTCCAAAACGGCTTCGATGGCGTCGAGGGTTTTGCGGGCGTGGCTGCGCAGGTCGGTGGTGACGCTAAAGGCGAGCGGGTCTGGGGCGATGGTCAGGTTACCGGCGGCGATGGTGTGGCGCTCGGTTGTTGTGGCGGTGTCGATAACGTAGGCTACCCAGCGGTATTCGCCGGGTAAAAAGTCGGCCGAGGTCGCCGCGCTGATGGTGATGTTGTGGTTTGTGCCGTCTGCGGTGGCTTCGATAGTCACCGGAGCCCCGCCTGCAAGCGGCTGCAGGACATAGTACAGCGCAAACGCCTCAGCCGGGTAACTGCTAAGCGTTTTTGTCCAGGCGATGGTGTCGCCTGCGGTGATGGTGGTGGGTTCGGTGGTTTGCGACATGGTGGCCATTGTCGCAGGGATAAAGCAAAAACGGCACCGACGATCCGGTGCCGTTCAGTGTCATTTAGGCAGTTTTACCGTAGGGGCGCGATTTATCGCGCCCTGGTAGGTGGGTTGGTTAGTTATCCCATGGATCGCAACCGCGACAATACCGGGAATCCGGCGCTCCCCTAGCTCCCAGTTTTGATAGGTGCGGTAGGGCGTGCCTAGGGCGGCGGCCATTTGTTTGATGTTGAGGCCCAGCTGGAGCCGGGCCTGTTTGAGTTGGTCGGGGGTCATTTGCCGTCCTCGTCGGCGGCTTTTTTTGCCTGTGCCAGGTTGTTATCATAACGCCAGCCGGTTAGTTCTCCGGCTTTTGTCATGGTCTGATAGATGGGCTTTTCGTTTTCGCCCAGGATCGCGGCGACGTCTGCCAGTTTGCCGGTGTAGACTTTTTCCCAAACTTCTTTGCTTAGTTTCATTTCGTCCTCCTGTTAGTTAGCTTGGCAGTCACCATAGCAGTAGGTGTTGCACTTGGGGCAGATCCCGTTGTTAGTGGTACGCTTGTTTTTGCTTTTAGAGGTTACATCAATAGCGCTGATCAGCTCGCCACGACCGGCGGCGAGGTTGGCTTTTTTAATTTGAGCAAAAAGGCTG